TCCTCATCAAGTGTGAAGTTGATATAGAAATCCATCATCTGAAGATAACGGTTAACTTGCTGATTTATCAGCGGTAGATACTTCTTAATGATTTTGGACTTTACTCCACCGTCTTTTAGTAAACTATACGAAAAATCGTAGTAGTTGATCGTGTCCTTACGTTTAGCGAGCTCGTCGTATGTTTTTCTTAAATTGTCTTTAAAGGATTCTAACTTCTCATCTTCAATATTTCTATTTGCAAGTTGATCGGTAATCTTTTGAATTTCCGATTCCAGATCTCTGATCTGTCGTTGACATCCAGAGACCTTAGTATTGTTTTTAGAAATGCCATGCGTTAGGGAAGTAATCTCCTTACTTAACTGTAAAAATTGACGCTCTCGCTCTTCTTCCCTATTAATTGCTTCTTCCAGTTCTTTATAACCAGATTGCAACTCTTTAGCTTTATTTTGAGCGTCGGTAATTCTATTTATTCTAAAAGTCTCTTCAATATCTTGATTACAAGTAGGACACACGGTATTTTCTGTGAAGAATTTGTGGTCTTTGGTAATTCTTGATACCTTACTAGAAATTTTACCTTTCAGAGTTCCAAGTTTTTTAAGAGTGTCTGGAGCACTAGTATAAGTAGACATCACTTTTTCAAGATCATCAATCTCTTCGGTAATGTGAATATTATCGTGTATTAGATCATTCTCTTCATTAAGAAGTTTTTGAATGTGAGTTTCTTTATCCTTAATATTTTGTTTTCCTCTATTCTCAAGTTCTTCAATAAAGTTATTCTGCATCTCAACTTTTTCAGAAAGAGATTCTTTCTTAAGAGACAGAACCTTTACGTCTTCTTTCTGTTGTCTAATTCTTTCCTTAAGAAGATTATTCATAGAGGTGAAGATTTTAATATCAAGAAGATCTTCAATGACTTCCCTACGATTATTTGAGTTCAACTGCATAAAAGGAACAAATGTGCTGCTACCCAGAATTACAATCTGAGTAAAAGACTTATAGTTCATTTTTATGACATTCTGTTCCAACCATTTTTGTTGATCCAAAGCAGCAGCAAACTGATCCATTACAGATCCGTTTCTCCAGATCTCAAACAGATTGGGTTTAATACCACGAACAATTTTCCAATCTGTATTGTTGATAGAAAACTCTACTTCAACATTACAATCTTTTTCATTAGTAGAGTTGATTAGTTGTGGTTTATTAATTTTACGAAAAGGTTTTCCAAACAAAGCAAAGGTGAGAGCATCCAGAACTGTAGACTTACCTGCTCCGTTTGTTCCAATGATTAAATTTGTATTATTATCAGTTAGACTAATTTCAGTATATTGATTTCCGGTAGAAAGAAAATTTTTCCAACGAATCTTTTCAAATAAAATCATGCTCTTCTTCTGGTGGAATCACAACGTCATGTTTGGTAATGATAGTATACTTGTAATCGTGAATCTCACAAGTTTTAATCATTAGTTCAGTCTCTACTTCGATGACGTGCATTTCTGGAGAACCGTCATCTTCTAACATCATAGCATATCTTATGGCATCATCCTCATCATCAAACAAATAGAGAATTTGTTCCCCATCATCATCAGTAACGGAATATGCACCTTCTGTTTCTTTACCGTCAATGGTTAAAATATACATCAGATTAACTCACAAGCTTCTTGATAAATTTCTTGCATAATCTTTTGTACCATTGATTTATCAAGACTTATCTCTGCCTCTTCAATATATCTATTCAAAATAGACAAAGTATCTTCAGACTCAAGTGGGTCAAAATCTTCTTGCTGATACCATCCACCAAACTCAAAATTTTCTGTTACTTTTAATTCCGCAACTCCTATTGCATAAAGTTTGTCAATAAATTTTTCAAACTTCTTCGTGTCTGATTTTTTACGGACAACAACTTTTACAATTTTATTGGCATACTCTCTAGCATCAAACGTCTGATAGTCAGTATCTTCGTAATAGATGTTATAGAATATACGGTGAGGATTATCTACCGAAAAAAATTCTTGAGTTTCTGTATCAAAGATGGTGAATCCTCTTTTATCACCTACATCTGTCCAGTAGATTTCGTATGGGTTTCCGAGGTAATGGACTTTGCCATTAGTCGATCTAGTGTGATAGTGGCCGGAGAAGACATTACTGAACTTGTCAAATATTGAGCACTCCATACCATGCTCCATGACGATTTGTCGATTAACTCTAAATCCCTGGAGCTCAAGGTGCCCCATCGCACACTTGCAATTTGTCTTTTCAATAAGTTTAAGAGTCTTTGCTTCATTTTCTTGATTAATCCAGGGTATAAAAAGAACTTTCAGGTTGTCCAACTTAACTTCTGTTGGTTCTGAATAAACTGCTACTTTATCATATTCACGAAGCAACAAGTCAACTGCATTTACATTATTAGTGTTCTTGTAATATGCAGTATGATTTCCAACAATCGTATGTACGGAGATACCCATACGTTCTAAACGATCATAATAATTATCTTTTGCCCAAGACAAAGCAGAAAAATCAATACCCTTTCTACTATCAAAGGTATCACCCATATCAACAACTACTGAGATACCGTGTTCTTCCAAATATGGGAAGAAGATATCATCATAAAACTTCAGAAAATAGTCGTGAAATAACTTAGAGTTTTTACGAGCACCAAAGTGTTGATCGGTGATAATTGCAACTTTCATCAATAACGAAGTTTGGAATGCACAGCATCTTTGATTTGATTGTAGTCGGAATAGTTCGATCCGTCAAGGGTGTTGTTGTCGTCAAACACCTCACTGTAACCAGATCTCTCAATGATCTTGTTCTTAATTTCTAACTGTCTTTTCTCTCGCTGAATACGACGCAGAAAAGCGTAATGAATAATCTGAGTGAAATACGCAAAAGGATTCTGGGATTTCTCTGGGTTAAAATTATGTATGTATTGGACACAGTTCTCAATACCATCAGAGATCATATCCTCTTTGAACATATAGTTAACAAAGTTTGGTTTAAAAGATAGATGATTTGCGATCTTTAGGAAGCACTCTCCAATGTATCGTGGAATTGGTGGTTTAGTATCCCAGTGTTGAGACCTATCTTGTTTAGTAGGTTCTCTACCGTATTTCACAAGGAAGGTTCTTTCAACTTCACTGCGATAACTAACGAGAGCAGCAAGCAATTCTTTATTGTTTACATAGTGCTCAGATCTTTTTCTTTTAGTCATACCTGGCTGTATCATAAGTTTATCTCATAATATGTATAGATTATATCATCTAACTAAAGACTTGACAAGGTATTCAATACTGTGTACAATTACCTTTGTGGAGGTTAAAGAGGAGTATTAGCTACTCTTAAAGATCTTCTCTAGGATTTCTTTAACGTCTCTTGTATTACCCAGATATCCCATTCTACGATTAATTTTAGAATTATTATTAGGGCCTTCTTTTTGAGATTGACGGATATAATTTTGATACATAACAATCATTTCAATATCAGATGATTCAGACATCGTAAGAACATCAGTCATATTAATGATAAACATATCATCAGTGGTTGTTTTTAACCAAGGTTCTACACGATACCCCATTGTTCCCATTTTACCTTTCACCTCAGACACAATTATTGGATTAGATATTAATAACATAGTTCTGTCATCTTCATCTGATGCAGCAACTTTTGCAAATATCTCTTCACCTGATTTTAATTTGAGTGTACAGTAAAAATCGTCTTCTATCATACTTTTAGTTGAATAGTGATTATCTCATAGTTAAAGTTTTCTTCATTATAAGTTTTAATTCTTTCTATGAAATGGTTTAGTGTGTAATTACGTCTTGATTTAGTGGAGCAATCATCAGATATATCATAAAGAGTTGCCTTTACTTTATCTTTTCCTTTTCTAAGAACTCGTCCAATACTTTGAAGATTGCGGATTCTGGACTTACTTGGAGAGGCAAAGATAACATTATGGAGTTTTTTAATATTGATACCTGTACTAAAAGTTCCATAGGAGGCAACGATGATAGCGTTGTTTTCTCGTTCTGTAATCTCTCGTACTAATTCCCTCTCCTCTGCATCTATGCCGCCATGTACAAAAAATACCTTACGGTCATCTCGCTTGTGTTTATTTATCTCATCATAGAGTACCTGTCCATGAGCTTCGACTCTTGCAAAAAGAATAAGAGTGTTCCCTTTAAGATCTAGTGCTAGATTTTTTATGAAACGATTTCTTTGTTCGTGAGAAATAAGATATTCAATTTCATCGTTATATGTTTCAAATGTCTGTGGTGCATGTTTGAGCACAAGACACTGAATATCAAGTTGTGACAGGTGTCCCTGCCTCATCAACTCATCAGTTCTAGTGACTTTATATGATGGACCAAAGAGACCCTCTAACACCCACTTGTGCGTCTGTGTGCCATCTAAAGTTCCTGTAAAACCAAACCTATACTTTGCGTGATGCAACTTGGTCATGATCTGAATAAGTGACTTAGACTTGAACAAGTGAGCTTCATCACCAATCACAACTTCAAATCTTTCAAACCAACTTCTTTCTAACTTATAGATAGATTGCCATGTTGTTATGACAATTGGACGATTATCATTCTTCTCACGACCACTATAAATTTTATGGCAGTGGGTCTCAACGTCCCAGCCATATTCCTCAAAGTCCTTATACATCTGCTCTACCAGACTGGTCGTGGGAACAACTACCAGAATATTTTTCCCATGCTCAGCGTAATATCTTGCTAATGAATAAATCATCAGAGATTTGCCTGACGCAGTGGGAGATATCAATAGTCTTCGGTTGTGTCTTAGAGCATCGTATACTCCCTCGACTTGGTATTGTCGTGGCTCGTGGACCGAAATAGATTTAATATAATCCTTCACTCCCTCAAAAGAAATAAACTCATTCTCCTCATAAGGAGTACCATAGAATTTATTGTCTTCAAACCTATAACTGTATCCATAGTTCTTACAGAAGGATACAATCTTATCTAACAGACCGACGTAGATTTGTTTGGAACGCATATCAAAGAGATGTATCTCTCCGTTCCAGTTTCTACCACGGTACTGCGGCATAAATTTTGCATTAGGAACCTCAAACTTAAAGTGATCTCTAAGTTCATATTCAATATGAGGTTCAGTTTTTACTTTTAAAAAAACTTCGTTGGATTTTGATATAACAAGATTTGCTGTCGTATCAATCACGTAGATCCATTCATCTACGAATATTTATTACATATTCGTAAACCTGTGTTCAAGCATAATTCTATAGAAATGATCTCGCATAGCAAGTAAATCTTCTTGCTCTACAGGATCTCCGCCAGACCATTTCTCACAAGCTTGCTTAAGACCTGTGTAGATAATACGAACTGCTTGAATGGGTAGTTCTAATTGATAGTACTGATCTTCATCTTCCACAATTGCATTTGCCTCCTTTATAGTGAGAACACTTTGATTTCTTGCATTTCTTTTTGGATTTCTTTTTCATCCTAATCCTGCATTAAATCTCATAAACTCTATTGCGTTTTTAATTTGGTAAGTACGATTAGTAATTTGTTTTAGAATACTTTCGAT